CTGATGCGGTTGAGTAGTCTAATCATTGTGAATTGTCCTCACTGTTGGTTAAGAAACGCTATAATAGTTAAACCGTGGTTTAATGTCAATAGTTATTTATGACTTATATGACAATTATTTGAATTAATATTGTATAGTGCTACCATGAGGCTTGTATTTACTAAGGATGGTATGACTATGAGTATGATTCGTTGCCCTAATTGTAGGGGTATGAAAAGGGTTGCTAAGTTAGGTGGGATGATCGGAGATTGTAATCTGTGTTCGGGTAAAGGTGAGATTCGTGAAGCGGAGAGAGTTAAGCCTGTTGCTATTACCGTTGAGGATGTTTGCTCAAAGGAATTGATTCATGCTGTCGCTGATTGTGTTCCAGCGAGTAGTGTTGAGGCTGAGCTAGTGACTCCAGATGTTAAGATTGATGGAAAGCGCGCATTATATAAGCGTAAATCAGCTTCAAAGTAATTGAAGCGTATTAGATAAGGATATCTATTATGACACTCTATAATGGCGGGGCTAATAAGCATGTGCCTACACCAGAATTAAAGCAGCGTGTAACGGATTTGGCAATCGCTGGCATTCCGAAATATTTGATAGCGAAAGTGATTAAGATTGATGACGAGACACTGACTAAGCATTATGAGTTTGAATTGTCATGTGCTCAGGCTGAAGCGGTTGAGCGTATTGGTAAAGTGGTTGCGTTACAGGCTGAAGCTGGTGATTCTAAGGCACAAGCATTGTATTTGAAGACCCAGGGCGCTAAGTATGGCTGGGTTGAGAAGCAAGTTATTGAGCAGCAAGGTAGTGATGATACTAAGGAGTTGAAGGAGAAGATTAAGCAGCTAGAGGATAAGTATCAGCGCGATTATTGAGAATTAGCGGACAAGTATAGTGATGTTATAAGTGTCCGCTATGATATGTATAATAATGACTCTATCGATGGGCTAGTATTGAACGGTCTTTGTTTGACCACGGATAAGATTGTATACACTGCCTCTACTGATACCTAGGTCTTTGGCTATATGGGTTATGGTTATACCTTTATGGAATAGGTCTATAGCTTTGGGCTTAAGGGATTTGTCTAGTGGTTGCTTACCCCATGGCTTGCCGGATTTAGTGCCATTCGTCTTAGCGTGAACTATGCCTTCCTTCTGTCTTTGTCTACTCATGGCGCGCTCTAATTGTCCTATGATACCGAATAGTTGTAGCTGAAAGGTTTGAAGGTAATCATCAGTGTTCGAACTGAACTCTAATCGTGGGCTATATATAATTAGATTGGCTTTAGCCTTTAATACTTGGTCAACTATGTCTAATAGGTCACGCATTGAACGTGATAGTCTGTCGACTGCGTGAACGTGTAACGTATCCCCTTCTCTGAGCGCATCTAAGCAGCGTTTAAGCTCTGGCCTATCCTTAGTAGCTCCGCTTGCCTTGTCCTCATAGATACGTTCTAATTCAATCCCAGCAAGCTGTCTTGCTGTGCTCTGGTCTGATGTACTCACCCGCTTGTAACCTATGTGCATAATAATTGTCCTCATGTTATAAAGGGACGCATATTACAATGGTTATGTGACGTGTGTCAATTAAAGTTATTTAATATCATTGTGACGCATACCGAATGTGTGTTCATTATTAATGTTCTTAGAACAATGGTTATGTGACATAGATTAAATTAAATTAATTAAATAGTATTGACAGTTAACCCGTGGTTGAACTATCATAGAGTCACTGTTAGATGATGACAGAAGCAAGCGTGATGCTCGTTGGCCGTCAGTTGCGTAGCCATGGGTAGGGGTACTGTCAAGCGTTCGAAGGGGGGTATGCCCCGTAGCAGAGGCACCCCGTTGAGGTGTCTGAGGCTCCACTTCTCTCACACCCAGACTATTTTCCAAAATAGTTGTACAATATTCCCCCAACATAATTCCCAGAATATTTTAGATAATGACTTAACGGCTACAATATTTTATTTAACCAATGTGAGCATATAATGGCAGAGATAATTGATTTCCCAGGAATGGATAAACCAGAAGACCTAAGATTGCTGAAGGAAGTAATTGACAGTGGCAAGTTCCAAGACTGTCATGACAAGTTCTTCGCTAACTACAATGTATCGGATATCCCATTGCAGAAGATATTCATGGGGTTCTTCCTCTACGGCTACATGCAAGCTATGTACGACACTTTATGACCATATAGAGCACATCCTCGAAATGGTTTTTTCTATACCATATTCGTGATGTCAGGAAAATGGTTGCCTATATACCCCATATAATTTTCGGAAAAATTATGACAGACCTTGAGCAATTGGAAGCCAGCCTGAACATAGTTACTTATCTGCGTAAGTACGATGAGTACTACCGTGGAGCTAATTTCTGCATTATCCAGGTTCATACTGATGACTGGAGGATTGAGTTGACCACGGAGTTGCTGGACATCAAGCTTAATACCTATAAAGAAGCATTTTCCTACGCGATGGGTTACATTGATGGATGTATAGAGGATATGGGGGATAGTGGTGATTATGAATGACTTTACCGAAGAAGAGCTGAATATTATTCACCTGGATATGTGTACTTATGTGGAGCGAAACAAGATTCTAAAAGAATCGCCTTCACATAAAGCTTTAAGAGAGAAAGTTGAGGTGATGATGGACAACTACTGCCAGCACAACCTCTACGTCAACATTCATCCAGACGGCACCACAGTACGCTGTGGTAAATGCAATTTAAACATGATATAAAGCGCAAACTGTGCTACCCCTGTAGCATAGGCACACTCCGGTTACTGTCGTTTCTGGAGATTTGAACCATCAGCCCTATGGTGTGTAGAATGGGCAATTAGGCCGCACCCCATGTGGCTAGCGTGTATCGGTATCTCCCAAGATACTGTATTTCAAACTTGCAGCCCTCAAGTACGTGAATGGGCGCTATGGCCTCTTGACGGTTGGGGAATCCTGGCCGTGTTAAAGGTTAACCCTGGAGGCCGCCAATCTACGCTTCTTAATCTCAACACACCATCGGTACAGAAATATCTTCTTATACTCCTGAGCATGTTCGAGTATTTCATTGTAGAGTTCACCGAACAGATAACCCCCGCATTCAACCTGTAGCCACATCTGTGGAACCTGGCAATGAACACAGGTCTTAAACACGGATACGCGACCATCCCATTTACCAAACACATACTTGTACGGATCACCACGCTTAATATGCCCGCTACACTCAGTACACACATGTGTCTTCCGAGCAATGACATGATTCTCTCTATACACTTCAGGCCAATCACAGTCGTCTACGTTACACATATTTTACTCCAATTAGTTCAACCACAGTTTAACTCATATCACATTTCAGTTACACTGCTGGTAGCCTCATTGATGAGGGAACTAAAGTTTAACCAAGGATGAATATGATGCAATTTTCGATCAAGGAATGGCGTAGAATGTATGACACGGTTCAGAGCTTAGGCGCGATGCTGAGAGACTCAAGACCCACCTATGAGGAGAACGGCGATTACATTGCACCCAAGGTGCCACTGAATAAGGACGCACAGAACATTCTGGAAGACAAGATTAGACTATTGACTATTAAGAGTACTCGTTACCTAGACGTCACTGGCATGAAGCCCAGGAAGCCATTATGGGCGTATGAGCGCAACAGTCCATCAACCCATATGTCTCATCCTGATTTCAAGTATGGGCATTTATTGCAGGTGCAACCATGACGTCAATGACTGCTGAAGCGCAAGAGATAGTCAATGGTAAGCGCCAAGAGGACTACGGAAATATTAATGATTCATTCAACCGGATAGCTGGTCTATGGTCGGCATATACTGGGATTACGTTGGATAAGTATGACGTAGCGAAGATGATGATGCTCTTAAAGATATCCCGCGCCAAGAACGGCAATCACCGTGATAGCTACGTTGATGTTGTGGGTTATGTAGAATGTGTCGATAAGCTTCTGGCGATGGATTTGGCTAATACAGGGGTACTGTCATGAGCACACAGCGAGAATCAGGGCATTTAGGATTTGGAGGAGCACTCTTTCTGGTGCTTCTGGTATTAAAGCTAACCAATTACATTGATTGGTCATGGTGGTGGATAACGGCTCCCCTTTGGATGCCTCTATTCCTCTTCGGGCTAATCATGTTCTTAATGACGAGGAGTAATCGCAGGTGAATTATAATTTGTACCGAATGTATGCGGAGCAGAGGAAATTAATCGCTAAGGGTGAGCAGTGCTTAGATGAAATGGGAGAGGAAGAGAAGTCCCTACTGGCCGACCTGAAGTTAAGTCACACCATCCTTGACGAGCATAAAGGTGAATATCTAGCACGCTACAATATGGAGAAGGCCATGTGGGCTACATTCTCCAGGGAGCAGCAGGACTTCATCTGCGCTCAGATTGGTCACTGGTATTATATGATGAAGCCATTACTCGAAGGGTCTCACAATCTCGGGTATATGAAGGAAGTATTGAAAAATATGATATGCGGGGATGAATGAGCCATTATTATCTTAATGAAGACCATACCTATAGACCATGCGGTCTCTTGGAATGGTCAGCGCAGCTGGAAAAGTTGTCGAAAGGGGGCCTGAAGCATGTAGGTCATCACGTTGTTGAAGGACGAAGAGTCTCTACGGTATGGCTTGGATTAGACCATAACGACTTTGGAGGAAGGCCGCACGTGTTTGAGACCATGGTGTTCGATGAAAATGGCAGCGACATCTATTGTACTCGTTACACTACTTGGGAAGAAGCAGAAGAAGGGCATATCAAGGCGCTGGACTGGGTTCTAGGAGGACGTCCTGATGAGTGAGTGTCTGTGCTGCTATTGTGAGTCTAAAGGCAATCCTGAGAACGAGGAATACATCCGTGGGATTAAGTTCGCGGTGCAATATCTGGTTGATGAATATGCTCAGTTACATGCAGGATTGGAACGTAATCGCAGGAATAACCGTGAAGGCAAAATAACTGACCGCCAGATGCGTAACTATAATGACCACATCGAGTCCCAGATGCGTTACTTGGGGACTTGGCATGATATCCTGGCTAAAGAGGGTAATAAGGCCATTAAGCTGATCAAGGATATTGACTGGAAAGAGCATTTATATGGTGATCCAGAGGAATAGTTAAACCGTGGTTGAATAATAATCTCATTTCAGGTACAGTATGGACAGATTACATGAAGATTTCTTTGGATGGCTAAGGACGCATAGCGCAGGATATCGAATGCGTTACGATGCCATGGGCTGGGGAATCGATTACGGGTACATTAAGGCCTGTGATGTAATTAAGGCTGAACTGGAACGACTTATTGAGGAGCACAAGGATGGCACGGACAGAGTTGATCGACTTGATGGAGTATTGGACGAAGAAATACCCTAACATCCATGTTTCCATATACCCTCACACCGAAGGTCAGAAGTATTTCGGCAGGATGACCACTCATAGCACCAGTTTCGATTTATCTGCTGACACCATTGGGGAACTTATTAGCCAGGGTGAAAGCTTTTTAAGGACTGTGAAATAGTGGCATCACGAGTTGATAGAGCTGAAGTCTGGCATTGGTATAAGGTGGTTAGAGAGTTCGAAGAATCTGAGATGCTCCAGAAGCGCTTTTGTACCGAACGCGGCTACGATTACAAGACGTTCGTTAATCGCTATACGCGCATTGTGTGGAAATCTAAATCCCATCCTGAATTATATGCAAGAGTTGTGCCATTAGGGCAGAAGTTTCTGAAATCGGGCATGCGTCCATCTGACTTCGTGAAAATCCATGATATTGATATCAAGACATTATCCTCATTAGCTACCCATCTGAATTACATCAATGTCATTGAAGAAATGAAATCACGCGACAAAGCTAGTCCGATGCAGTTTATCCAATTGCCATCAGTGCAGCAAAGGCCAGCTATGGAGCCAGAAGTATTGAAGAAGCAGAACGATGTTGAATTAATCATATCTGCTGGAGTTAAAGTGATTGTCGCGCCTGATGTCGGAGCGGATAAGTTAATACGAATTATTGAATTATTAAAGGATTTATAATGTTAATCCCCTATGAGAATAAGCAAATCTTTATTGCATCGAAGCCTACGGACTTCAGAATGTCGATTGACGGCCTGTCTAACTTTATTCAGAAGGAACATAACGCCCATCTTCATGATGGCTCTATATATGTGTTCTACAACAAGCATCGCGATAAGATTAAATGCCTATTCTGGGATCGGAATGGGTTTGTCCTGTATTACAAGCGGCTGGATAAATGTAAGTTCAAGCTGAAAGATATGTTGCATGAGGTAGAGAACATTACCGCTGAAGAGCTGGAAGTATTATTATCAGGGTTCGAGCCGAAGCCTGTGGAACGCAAGCAGATGGTTTTGGAGCATAAGGCATGAGCATTATTAATCAGATAGCATTCACATTAGGCATTATGGCTAATACCGTTTCGATACTATTACTGTGTAGGAGCCATTTCAGGATGCATAATCGTATAGGCAATTTGGAATGTGAGTTATACGCGTTAAAGTTTATTTCAACTGGACTAAGGAAGGAGTATGGATATGGAGTTCCAAGCATGGCCGAAGATACCAAGGTGGCAGAATGAGACTTACGTCATCACTGAGAAGATTGATGGCACGAATGGTTGCATCATTGTTACTGAGGATGGGGATGTGCTCGCTCAAAGCCGGACTCGTATTCTGGACGAAAGTTCACAAGGGGATAATTATGGCTTCTGTAAATGGGTGCAAGGAAATCGAAGTGAACTCCTTAAGCTTGGGGTTGGTTACCATTACGGAGAATGGTGGGGACAAGGAATTCAGCGAAACTACGGACTAAGAGAACGTAAGTTCAGTCTGTTCAATATATGGCATATTGACATCCCTGAGTGCGTGGACAAGGTTCCAGTGGTTGAGAAGACCTTGGAAGCATCCTTAGCACGACTAGAACGGGTAGGTTCGATTGCTTCACCTGGCTACATGAATCCTGAAGGGTTGGTCATGCTAGCAACTCAGAACCGTGGTGTGCGCTACAAGTACATCATCAGTTGAGTTTTAAACCACAGTTGAATATACTGCCTATTCGCCCTAGTAGCGTAGATGGTTAGCGCAGCGGTCTTGTAAACCGAAGGTCGGTGGTTCGATTCCATCCTGGGCAATTCCGAATTAGCTCAGCGGCAGAGCGGTTGACTGTTAATCAATGTGTCCCTGGTTCGACCCCAGGATTCGGAGCCAAGCCACTTTAGCTTAACGGGTTAAAGCGTCCGACTCATAATCGGGATGATATTAGTTCGAGTCTAATCGGTGGCACCATCTCGGTATAGCGCAGCCAGGTAGCGCATTGCGTTTGGGACGCAAGGGTCGGGAGTTCGATTCTCTCTACCGAGACCAATTATTGGGCTATGGTGTAATGGTAACACAGCAGCCTTTGACGCTGTTATTATAGGTTCGAGTCCTGTTAGCTCTGCCAATTACTAATTTAGTAGAAATTAGTAGGTAATTAGTATTTAGCGGGATAGTTCAGAGGTAGAACGCGAGGCTCATATTCTCGATGTCGAAGGTTCGAATCCTTCTCCCGCTACCATTAGAGAATATTATGTTGCATGTATTAGGGTTCATCTTAGGGTTGATTTGTTTTATCCGATGGGTAAAAAAGATCCCATTTGGCAAAATTGATTATGTTCTTTACTTAT